AGGAAGAAAAAAATGAAAGAACAAACACAATTATCAAATTGGAGATTAGATTTAGAAGAAAAGAAAGCACAGAAGTGCTGGCCTGGTTATGAAAAGAAGGGAACCAAAAAGATGTTTGGTAAGACCTATAATAATTGTGTAAAGAAGGAAGAGGTGCAATTAGAAATGCATGACACTCCAAAGAATGTAAAAAAGATTGCTAAAGAATTGGATAAAGCAGTTGAAATGCATAAGAGTCAGGCAAAACGTCTGAGAAAAGCAGGTATTGCCGAAGGTGCAGATAAGAAAGGAAAGGGTAGTGGTAGTAAAGATGCTTGTTACCATAAGGTCAAGTCTCGTTACTCTGTATGGCCTAGTGCATATGCATCAGGTGCATTGGTTAAGTGCCGTAAAGTAGGTGCTGCTAACTGGGGTAATAGTACAAAGAAAGAGTCATACTCTGATTGGAGATCAGAATTGAATTTGACTGAAGATGATATGAAAGGTATGAGTGTAAAGTCAGGACACAAAAGACCAACCAAAAGTGGTGCAGGAATGACCCAAAAAGGTGTTGAAGCATATCGTCGCAAAAATCCTGGTTCTAAATTAAAGACTGCTGTTACTACAGAACCATCAAAATTAAAAAAAGGTTCTAAAGATTCAAATAGGAGAAAGAGTTATTGTGCTCGTAGTGCAGGACAAATGAAAAAGTTTCCAAAGGCAGCAAAAGATCCAGATAGCAGATTAAGACAAGCAAGAAGACGTTGGAATTGCTAGTTGAACTATGTCTGATAATGTATACCTTGGTAACCCCAATTTAAAAAAAGCGAATACTCCTATTCAATTTTCTCAAGACAATGTTCTTGAGTTTTTGAAGTGTAAAGATGACCCGATATATTTTACTAGAAAGTATATAAAAATTGTCTCTCTTGACGAGGGACTAGTTCCTTTTAATATGTACGATTTCCAAGAGAAATTGATTAGAAGGTTCCACGAGAATAGATTTAATATTTGTAAGATGCCTCGTCAAACAGGTAAATCTACAACTTGTATATCATATCTTTTACACTATGCAGTTTTTAATGATAATGTCAACATCGCTGTTTTGGCGAACAAAGCGTCCACAGCTAGAGATTTACTTGGCAGATTACAACTTGCATATGAAAATTTACCTAATTGGATGCAGCAAGGTATAATATCTTGGAATAAAGGTTCATTAGAATTAGAGAACGGATCAAAGATATCAGCAAACTCTACATCATCATCTGCTGTTCGTGGTGGATCTTACAACGTCATATTCCTTGATGAGTTTGCATTCATTCCAAATCATATCGCAGATGATTTCTTTGCGTCTGTATATCCTACTATTACATCAGGACAATCCACTAAGGTTATTATAGTTTCAACCCCAAGGGGTATGAATCATTTTTACCGTATGTGGTATGATGCTGAGAAAGGTAAAAATGAATATGTACCAACAGACGTTCATTGGTCTGAAGTTCCTGGTAGAGATGCAGTATGGAAAGAACAAACTATTGCAAACACTTCTGAGCAACAGTTCAAAATTGAGTTTGAATGTGAGTTCTTAGGTTCTGTTAATACTTTAATAGCAGCAACCAAACTTAAAAATCTTGTGTATGAAGCACCAATAACAAGAAATGCAGGACTTGATATTTACAGAAAACCTGAAAAGGATCATAATTACTTAATAACTGTTGATGTTGCTAGAGGACTAGGTAATGACTATTCTGCTTTTCTTATTTTTGATATAACTGAGTTTCCATATAAGGTAGTTGGAAAGTATAGAAATAATGAAATTAAACCTATGCTATTTCCAAACATCATATTTGATGTGGCAAAAGGATATAATGAAGCATTTTTATTAATAGAAGTAAATGATATTGGAGATCAAGTTGCAAGTATTCTTCAATTTGATTTAGAATATGAGAATCTTTTAATGGCTTCTATGCGAGGAAGAAACGGACAGATAGTAGGACAAGGATTCTCTGGTAAGAAATCACAGTTAGGTGTGAGAACAACAGCAGCAGTTAAGAAGTTGGGTTGCTCTAACTTAAAAACAATGCTTGAAGATGATAAAATAATTTTATGGGATTATGATATTATTTCAGAATTAACAACATTTGCACAAAAACATAATTCATTTGAGGCAGAAGAAGGATGTAATGATGATTTAGCAATGTGTCTTGTATTATTTGCATGGGTATGTGCACAAGATTATTTTAAAGAGATGACGGACAATGATATTCGTAAAAGACTTTATGATGAAAGAAAAAATGAAATAGAGCAAGATATGGCTCCTTTTGGATTTATTGCTGATGGTTTTGAAGATTTAGATAGTTTTGTGGATAGTGAGGGTGATAGATGGAATGTTGATGAATATGGTGATCGTTCTTATATGTGGGATTATCGATGAGTGACAATCAGTATGAGTATCTCAAGAGACAACATTATCTAGCAACACACATGGAATTAACAGAAGAAAACGTAGTAAGAGTTTTAGAAGAACTTATACCTTACATTGAAGCAGACGGTGGATGGTTAGAATTTGTAGAAATAGAACATGAAACAAATTTTGTTAAGGTACGATTAGGTGGTGCATGTTCTACTTGTGCAATGAGTGCTATCACATTAAAACAAGGCATAGAGAGTAAGTTAATGCATGAAATACCTGATTGTTATGGTGTAATACAAGTATTGTAATGGAATTTGACGATCAATTAAAACTTGGGCATTTATTGCTCAATGATAGAAGGTGTCGAGTATGTGGAGAGGAAAAGAATTTAGTTGAAGGTTTTTATAGAACACGTAAGAATAGTGCTACAGCATCATCATATTCTTATGAATGTAAAATATGTACAATAAAAAGAATAGTGGAAAATAGAAAGAAAAGAACACCTTTTATTGACTGGCAATATCCTGATTGGTAATGTTCATGTATTGTTTCCCCATTCAAAAAGGACATTTTAATAAATAATTTCAGAAGATTTCGAGATTCGGAGAGTAAAAGATGCCCGTAAATTTAGCATCTCCAGGTATTGTAGTTAGAGAGGTTGATTTAACTATTGGTAGAGTTGATTCTGCCACTGATAAAAATGCTGCTTTAGTAGCACCTTTTGAAAAAGGACCTGTCAACTTACCTATAATAATTGAAAGTGAGCAAGATTTAATAGATAATTTTGGTAAACCGTATAACACGGATGATCAAGTAGAATATTGGATGGTAGCAGCATCATACTTGGCCTACGGTGGTCAGATGAGTATTGTTAGGTCATCAGACGCTGATATGAGAAATGCTACTGATTCTGGTGATATAGTAATTAATAGTGTAGATGATTACCTTAATAAAGGATATGATGATAACACTTTAGCAGGAACAGTAGTTGCATCCAGAAATCCTGGAACATGGGCAAATGGATTGAAAGTTGCAGTCATAGATGGATTAGCAGACCAAACATTAGGAATAAACACTTCTGGTGTTTCTGCCTTTTCTCCAGACATCTCAAATAGAAGTGGAACAATAACAGGATCTGCATCTACGATTGGAATTGTTACAACATCAATTGCTGTAGGACAAGAGGTTAATTGTGATGTTGCGGGTGTCGTTGTTGCTGGAACAACAGTTACTGATATTGGTGCTGGAGTAATTACTATATCAGCCGCATCTTTATCATCTGTAGATTTAACAACTACATTTGATTTTGGATCAACTACATTCACATCTTCTGCATTAGCAGTTGGAATGGGAATTACTCAAGCAGTTCCAGCAAATACTGGTAAACCTGGTGCAGGATCAACCTCAGTTCTTGATGGTGTTTATAAAGGTATTATTACTGAAATTGGAACAGGAACTATTGGGGTTAAATTCATTTCACATACACCTAATGGTGGAACTGAATCATTTGTAGACTATGAACCTTCAGGTGTATATAAATTTAGCACAACTGGAAATGTTGCTATTCATACATCAAATACTGCAACTTCATTTGGAACAACTGCTGTAACTTCAACAGCAGATTGGTTTGATACTCAAACAATCACAACTACAAATGGAATTCCAATTAATTGGAACCAAATAGCAGAAAGACCAGGAACATCTGCATATGCAGAAGCAAGAAACTCAAGATTTGATGAAGTTCATGTTGTTGTAATTGATGATGATGGAGACATAACTGGAAATGCAGGAACAATTCTTGAGAAGAATTTAAATCTTTCAAAAGCAAAAGATGCTGAGTTTTCTGCTGGAACATCTTCTTACTGGAGAAAATTCATTCTAAACAATTCAGATAATATTTTTGGATTAAGTGGTCCTAGTGGAAATGTAGTTACATCATTTAAGAGCACTGGAAATGGATTTGCTCCAGAAACTGATAAAGATTGGGATCAAAATGCACAGGATATTAAATTTGGTGCAAATGGAAATTTAGGATTTTCATTAGCAAACGGTAAAAATTATGGTGGAAAAACTGGTATTACTACTACAGGTGCTTTAACAGCAACATTAGGTAATTTATCTGATGGATATGGTTTATTTGAAAATACTGAAGAGTTTGATATTGATTTCTTACTTATGGGTTCTGGATCACATCCAACATTAACAGCACAGGCACTCGCAAATAAAATAATTTCTGTTGCTGAAATTAGAAAAGATGCGGTTGCGTTCATCTCACCTAATAAATCAACATTTATTTCTAATGCTGGTGAAACAACTGCTAGTTTAAGTTCTGCTGTGCAAACCACAGATGCAGTTATTGAATATTATGCCCCAATTACATCGTCAACATATGCAGTATTCGACAGTGGATATAAGTATATGTTTGATAGATTTAATAACACATTCAGATATATTCCACTAAATGGTGATATCGCTGGAACCTGTGCTAGAAACGATATTAATAACTTCCCTTGGTTCTCACCAGCAGGAACAGCAAGAGGTTCAATACTGAACGCTGTAAAACTTGCATATAATCCAAGTCAAGCACAAAGAGATAAACTCTACACAAATAGAATTAATCCAGTTATCTTCTCACCTGGTGCAGGAATTATCCTATTTGGTGATAAGACTGGAACTGGTAAGGCATCTGCATTTGATCGCATTAACGTTCGTAGATTATTCTTATTCATTGAAAATGCAATTTCAAACGCTGCCAAAGATCAACTCTTTGAATTTAATGATGAAATTACAAGAACAAACTTTGTAAATATTGTTGAACCATTCTTAAGGGATGTTCAGGCAAAGAGAGGAATCAATGACTTTAGAGTTGTTTGTGATGAGACAAATAACACTGCTGCAGTTATAGATAATAACGAGTTTGTAGCAGATATCTTTATCAAACCTGCAAGATCAATTAACTTCATTGGTCTTACATTTGTTGCTACTAGAACTGGCATCTCATTTGAAGAAGTAATCGGTACAGTTTAACTAAAGGTATAAAGAACTATGGCAACCCAATTTAACAAACCACCACTAAGAACAATCACTGGGTT